GTAGAGTAGCTGGTCTCTACCATATCTTTCAATGTATTGACATAGTCTTTTCGCTTGAAACGATTTGAGAAGACAACCGAGAAATTGCTGTGCTTTTCAAAATCTAACTCAAACTCGATGATATATGGCGTGATTGTCTGCTTACCGCCGACGTTGAGATACACGCCCTTACCCAGCTCCAAGCGGTTTCGAAACGGTGCGAATTCTTGGGCAAATACGAAGTTTGCAGAGTCAACCGAAAATTCATATGTAGGTGTAGCCAAATCTGCAAGAACATCCAGCGCGTAGTCATACAGTTCCAACTGCACAGAGTATTTTTGGTAATCACTGACATTTGCTGTCAAATACATAGAGCCAGTGCCGCAGACAAACGAAATCTTGCTGCCTTCCCGTGTAGTTACCTCATCGATGGTCACATCTCTAATGTCAGATGAAAAAGATGACAACGAACCGACAAGCGTGATTGTGCCGCTTGAAGCCTTTGTCGTATTGACAGTGATTGACCCTGCGTACAAACTCAGCACATACTGGTTGTCTGAACCAACCTCCAGTGTGCCACGAATAATATCGCCAGTGATATTGTGGCTTCCACTGAAAGCAAAGTTGCCACCAGAAAGTACATACATTTTCTTTTGAAACTCGTTGGTCAAATCGACCTCAGAAATTGAAGAGGCATCTACGGAAACTCTTTCGTTTACCAGTGAGTAGGAACTACCAGATACAGTCGTATCAACACTCGTGGCAACAAAAGTGTCTTCGGTAATATCCTGCTCAATAATGTACTTGCGCAAAATTGCATACTCTTCTTCTGAAAAAAACTTACTGATAGACAGTTCGTTGACAACAGCTTGAATCTGCTCTGCATACGGCTTGATGTTCGCTTCAAGCGCAGCAATCTCATCTTCTTTTGCAGCAATCTCAGCCTTCTTCGCGGCAATCTTCTGGTTGATTTCATCAAGCAACTTCTGCTGGTTAGCCTTACCGGTTGATGTGGTTTCCATTGCAAGCGCCTGAATCGTAACGCTTTGCTGTGCAGTAAGCGTATCAAGCTCACCCTTCAAATCCGCGAGTGCAGCTTGCGTTGCAAGTAACGTAGAAGATGCGGATGCCTGTAACGCTACCAAACCTTTGTAGTATGTTTGGCGATTGAGGACAGTACGTTGCCATGCTTCCCACTTTGCAGCAAGGGCATCAGGAAGGTCACCGTTCGCAATGAAATAGCTAAGGTCGTAAATCCAGTTGGAGCCGATGGGATTGACCTCTCGGATATCTACATCATCACTACCATACGGTCTGATTGCAGTAACCAATTCATCGGTCACCTCTTCGATATCAAGGCTCTCAACCAGATTATCAAAGTCCAGATAAATGGGAAGCGTCTCTAATTCGATATCGGCGTCATAGACATTGATACTGCGCTCGTAAGGGTCAAACACGAACACACAGCGAAACTTGTCTTGGCAGTCGCCATACAGGAAGGACATAAGGTAATCGTCATACCCATCGAATGTACGATAGCGCTGGGCAACAGACGGAGCAACATAGCCCATATGCCAGCCATCGGCAACCTCAAGGACTCTACCGATGATAGTGTCCGGGTCGTTATGGTTTGTCTGATTGAAGAACTTGAATGTACTACCGTCATCGCCGTCTTCAAGGAAGAATTTCTTTGTGTCGAGAACTTTCTCCAAAGAGTAGCACTGGACGTGTTTCACATCGGAAATACCGTCAGCACTTGTTGTCGGGTTCATAACAACGTAGATACCATAGTGTTCGGTGTAGATGACCTTATATCCAACAAGCTCGTCATAAATCCAGTTCTTCTCGCCATCAAGGATGGCAGGAACATCGAATGTCATTTCGCTTGGTTCTGCAAACTTGACGGACAGCTTTAGGTTATAGACACCGGGGATAACCCCAATAGTCTCCTCATGCATCGTCTTCAGGACGAGCGTGGGCGTTTCGGGCGTGCCGTTTTTATCAAACGCCAATTTGGAATAATCAAGATACAATCCGCAACACCTCCTTATCCTGCAACATTGTATAAGAACCTGCCAGAGATGGTCAGTACGCCATCACCGGTTACTTTGATATTATTGTCTCCGTGAACCAAGCGGAAGAAGTTGAGATTGAATCCATCGTATAGGTTGTAACCACTTGAGAGCTCTTGAATGATGCCGTTACTGTTGTTGACGAAAATAGATGCACCGCTTGGAATGCCAGTCAACTTGAACTCTCGGTTGTCATCATTCAGATTTACAAGAGACAAAGTTCTTGTGCTGGATGCAGGTGCGAACGAAATCTCAGGCTTGAGATATTCACGCACCGAGCTTTCGTTGCGGAACAGAATCGTAGTCTCACCGGAAATCGTGTACTGCTTTTCAAACGGGTAGCTATACGCATAAGGGCAATCACATTGAATGGTCGCCTGAAATGCGACGGGTAACCATCCATGTGAGATGGGGGTCAACTCAGTGACCATGCAGCGAAATTGAAGCTGCTCCATATCCTGTTGCCCGATGGAAAGCCACTTGTACTCTTTGCGTCCAGTCAACCAATAAGCGATATCTTCAAGCTCATACCGGTCGAGCTCGCGCTCGGCACCAAAAACCAACTTGAATTCAAGTGGCTTGCTGTGGTAATTCGTCCCAAAGTAAATTGGCTGAATCCGATTGTTTGTTCTTGTTTCGACGATGGATGCTTTGTTACCAAAGCTCACATCGCTTTGACCTCTGCCACCAATGTCATAGACCATAAGCCCATACATCGCAGAGGACTCTCCGTCAAAAGTAAACTCATAACAGTTAAACATGGTTTACCGCATCCATCTCCTTTCATAAAATATCAGTGGGAGGGAGACAGAAGCTCCCTCCGCACCGTTAACGTTTGATATTCAGTTGTTTGATAACATCATTGGTGAACTGCCGATTGATTTCACGATGTTTCTCAACCGTTTCTTCATTTGCTCCATAAATGATAACATCGCCAAAGGATACGCTGGGTGCCTGTGTGTTATTGATTGGAGCGAAAGCAGAAGCAGCCTTCGTAACATCACCTTGCATCTGACCGAACATACGGCTCATATCCGTAAGGGTGAGCAACTTGCTAAGCTTGTCTGACAGTGCGGTAGTGAAATCAATAATGCGATAGAGACCGGCTTCTTTCTTCGCATCGAGAACCGCCTCACCCTTTTCGAGGACAGCGAGAATCTCATTTTGCTTTAGAGTTGGTTGGTCGCCTGCGATACCACCAGTGTGGTAAATGTACTTACGATACTTCTCATAAAGAAGTGCACCACCATCCACATACCACGTTCCATTTTGGCGGTAAGCATTTACGCCGTACTGACCGAGCATTGCGCCAAGGGTCAGATTGCGCTTGTCGAGCCGCGCTTTCTCTTCCTTACTGGCAGTATGGTGCGCTTGGCTATTCGCATACATCTCCTTGATGATAGCATGAATCATTTCCTCGTTGGAGGAACTGTTGTCATATGTCGTTTCACCAACAATGTAATTTGAACCAGCGCCATTTGCAGCATCGATATCAGCGCCAATGCTATTCAATGCATTGACGTAGCTTCCATATCTCTGTGCGGCAGCTAAGGCATTTTCCCAAGCTGTCGTGATAGTGCTGCTCAGTTCATCGCCGTATTGATAGTTCCAAGCAATTAGCTCATCATATAATGAGCCCCAGTTTGACTGGATATATGCAATAGCCATATCATACAGCTTCTGATAAGAAGAGATGCTGTCCTCAAGCACTTTGATTTCTGCGTTTTTCTGCTCCTCATACGCTTTCTGCATATTGTCAAGTGCGCTTTTCTGAGCATCTACCGCATAATCTGACTGGGTGTCAGCAAGCTCTTTCTGGAGCTGAGACATTTCCTCTTCGAGCTTTGCCTTTTGCGCCTGTGCATCGCGGCTGTCATCTAAGGAAAGCGCATTGATACGAGCCTGCAATTTAGCGAGCGCCTTAACCTTCTCTGCTACCTTGTCTTGGTAATCTGCTTCCGACTTTGCAGCCTCCAAAGCTTCTTTGCGCAAAGAAATAATGTCAGCGTAGGCATCCTTCATATCCTCAAGCGCATCAATCTGGTCGTTGATACGTTGCTTGAGCATATCCATAACATACTTCAAGATGTCATCGAGACCATCTTTCATGTTGTTTAGTTCCTCTGCCGTTTTACCGGCAGTTTGACCGATACCACTAACGGCACTATCAGCCAAAGAACGAATTGCATTGATGTTATGGAGCGCAGCTTGATATTGGTCATCGTCCAGTCCAAGCAAGGCGAGGTTGGCGTACACCAATCCCCAAGTGGCATTCGTAGCCTCTGTAGTGGCGTACAGAAGGTTGTTCAGGTCTTCAATGGAGTTCTCCTGCAATGCAAGGCGGAGACGCTCGACATAAGTCATAGCCTGATTGAGAGCTAATTCTTGCGTCTTTGCAGCAAGCACCTTATTGATGTTCTCTTCGTTGATAACCAGCAACCCGTTTTCATCCATGAGGTATTGCATATACTGCGCACCCAGTTCGATAATAGACTGCAGGGTATCAATCGTGATATATCCGTTTGCGGCATATTCATCGGCTGCATTATGGAGCGTCTCATACACATTTTGGTATGCATCGACAACATCGCTTGCAGCAGTAACAATCTGCTTTAAGTAATCAATAATAGATTGCTTTGCAGATTTGATGTCAGCCTTTAGCGTGCGAAGAGAGGAAGCTCCCTCTTGGTTTGAGTCATTGAGAGACTCCATCGTATCGATGAGCTCTTCGGTTTTCTTCCTGAGTTCGTTGGTCTCTTCCTGAGTAGCACCATAAAGCTCGTTAAGGTGCTCCATGTTATGAACCATGAACTCGTTGGTCGTAGCGTCATAGCTTACACTGAATCCAAGAGCTTCGAGTTCTGCCTTGCCGTTGGCAATGGTTTCACTACGAAGACTGTTCAGATTTTCAAGCGCATCCGCTTCATCATTGTAAACATTGATAAGTTGCTTTGTGAGCGCAATCTTCTCTTCTTCTGTATCTGCATACTCAATCTGAGACTGTAACTTGGCAAGACGCTGCTGGATAGACTCCAGTCGTTTCATTGCTTCGTAATACTCGTCAATGTCAGCAAGATATTCTTCGACCTCTTTGCTGGAACCACCGCTACCACTGCTGCCCGAGCTGCTTTCAAAGCTCTTGAGCGGGGCGTTTTTCAGCGCTTGGAGCGCAGCAATCTGACCGTCAATTTGAGCAATTGCTTTTTCATAGGAGGAAATATCTAATTCAAGCTGTGACACATAATCGTCCAAGCTAACAGACGTTGCTTCATAGTTATAATCCGTCCCCTTGAAATTGCCTTTGTACAGGTCAAGACTGAGACCGCCTGTTTGGGTTCCGTCTGTTCCACCGAAGATACTGGAGCTGCTACCAGCAACTTCACCGCTTCCCATAGCAGCAATAGCCTGAGCTGTTTCATGCGCCTGCGCAGCAATTTCAGAAATGCTATTGCAAGAATTGCTTGCATTAACAAAAATGGAGTGTGCCATGTTATATGCTGCTTTGGCAGCATTGTCATCCATGTTCTCAAAACACTCTTTTGCAACGCGAGCAAATTCTTCTTCATTACCAGCCATAGCCGCAGCAGCAAGAGCATACGCTTTTGACTCCTCAACGCCCATTTCAATAAGCGCTGCCGTCAAAGCGTTACCAGTATTGATTCGATACTCTGCTACTTCTTTGGCAATCTGACCTTCGCCATCGCCTACGTTTTTGGCAAGCTCAAGCTGTGCTTGCGCACTTTCCATCTTTGCTGTCAAGACAGCCTTATCCGCTTCGAGCTGCGTAATCTGACTGTCAATCTGAGCATCCAGTTCAGCCTTTTTGCCAGTAATGAACGAGTTGACGACATCTGCGTTTAACGTGAGCTGTCCGTCTGCCGCGACGGTGGCATTGTTCAGAATTTCAGGATATACAGACGCAAACTCAAGTGCCTTGTCCAAAGACATTGTGAAGCCGTCGGCAACCTGATTCTGCAAATTAGCGAGAGTTTGGAAAGAGTCAGAAACGGAGTTGATTGTGTTAGAAATCCGAGAGAAGTTGTTCAGCGCACTCGTGTAAGCATCGAGGTCACCAGTAATGCTGCCGTACAAGCTGCTATAAATCGCAAGCTTTCCTTGATTTTCAGCAATCTTTAGGTTGTTCTCTTCGATTACACGGTTATTCTCTTCGATTTCCGCACGGTATTCACGAGCAGCATTTAACCGCTCCGTACCAGCGCCACCATCGCTACCGTACTGGTCATAGTAATCTTCGCCGCTCTTTGCCTGTTCGTCAAGAAGACGATTCTTCTCTTCAAGGGCAGCGTTTTGTTCCTTGAGGGATTCAGTCTCCTTCTCAATTTCAGCCATCTGTTCTTGCATCTTGGCATTGGCGTTTTCCATCCAAGCCTCAGTGTTAAGTTTAATAACACCGTTTTCCTCATACAGATAGCTGAGGTAGTCATCGTTGGCAGAGGCAAGTGCCTCAATAGTGTCAGTTGACAAACCTGCACCAGTAGCCATATCTGCCTGAGCTGCATCTAATGCGTCATAGGCGGCTTTTAGTGCTGATACCGTGTCAGTTAATTTTTCGAGCTTTGCTGTATATGGAGTAAATGGGTCTTCCGATGCAGCGGTTTCTGCCGCTTGCGCTAAGAGGTCAGAGAAACCACTATCCGAGAGCCAACCATTGATAAGGTCGGACAACGAATCGCTTCCATCGTCAAAGTTGAACATATCACCAATCGTTTGATTAAGATATGTTCTAAACTTTTCAAGCTCTTCAACCGTTGTCGGGATACCATTCTGAAGAACGTAGGTCGCTGATGTCTCGTCATAGATGGATTGGACATATGTATCAACAGAATCTTTGAGCAATCCGGTCTTTTCAATTACTGCATCATAGATTTCATTGCCAGTTAAGTCTTGCCGGAGCAACTCTGCCTTGAGGTCAAGCAGCGTATAATAGTAGTCAACAACGGCATCCATGTTAGAATGGTCAACATTCCAATCAACCGGTTCTAACACCAACTCTGTTGCAGCTAAACCATGACCAACAGACGAAACCTTTTCACGCAAATAGTCACTGGCAATCTTCTGCGCAGCTTCTTTTGCTTTAACATATTCCTCATCCGTCCACGCATCTTGGATGTTATAAGAAATTTTGGAACCATCCCAACCAGACCAAGTTTCACTTTGAAGTTTCTTCTCAGCAGCCACACGTTTTTCTTTTGCTGCAAGTTGAGCCTCTTCAAGTTCTTTCTTAATGGCACCATCTAATGCCTCGGTATAATCTTTGGTGCCCTGCGTCAAACCCTCCAACGCAACAGCTTTATCTCCAAGAGCACTGGTTACCTTGTCAAGGGCGGTCTTAAAGGATGCTTCTTCGCTTTCAGTAAGGTCTGTGCGATTTGCGTACTTCTCGTACTCAATATATGCAGCCTTCACTGCATCTGCATTTTCAATGGTCGCTTCTGTGCTTGCGATTGTAGACGCAGCTTCTTCAATCCGCTTGGTACGAGCATCCTCGATAGCGTTTTTGATTAAAAGAATTGCGCCTATGGCTGCGGCAATACCAGCGACCGCAATCTGAGCGGTAGACGCTGAAATGCCAAGTGTTTTTAGCGCGACAGATAGGCGAGACGTTCCGGGGATTGCAAGCGCAGTCTGACTATTCATCGCCTTGATAACAGCCGGGAGTTGCTTAAACCCAGTAACAAAGGTTGAAACGGCGGAAGTCACCTTCGCCAGTGCACTGGGGATTGTTGTAACAAGGAAAGTCTTTATGGCATCAGCTTTAATCGTGGCAAGGATACCGACTGTAACATACAAAACGGTATTCAATCCACCAACTTTATCAATCACCTTTGCCAGCACATTAAGTACATCAAGCAGCCCAGTACCAAACTCGATGACCTGCTTTACAAAATCAGAGTCAATGAGGGTCATAGACAGCTCTTCAAACGTTGCCTTGAATTCAGCAATCTTACCGTTGATGCTGTCAAGATATTTTTCGTTTTCTTTCAACGCAGAGCCAGCAGAATTTGCCGCTGTTTTAACGACATCTTCAGCTACGTTGAAGTTCTCAAGCATTGATGAAACAACGTTGGCGTTTCGTTTGCCACCAATCTGTTCCAAAATATTTGCTTGTGTGATATCGGTAAGCTCGCCCCAGACATCCGCCAACTCTTTCATAATCTGATAAGTAGATTTGAAAGTGTTCTCGTCAATCTGAATATCAACCTTACCATTTGTGAGCGCCAGAAGTTCCTCGCGGAGCTCTGACACGCTATTCGCCATACCCTCCGTACTCTCTCCAGCTTCTTCTGCCTCGGTCTTTGCTGCGCGGAGGTACATGGAGACCGTCTTCATTGTCGTACCGACAACGTCAGCATCTTGAACAACACTGTTCGCAGCAGTAATGAGAGCGATACTCTCGTCCAGAGTATTATTACCGGCAGCAAGCGCAGAGGCTGAACGCCGCAACGCCTCGCCAACGCCCTCTGAGGAAATGGCAAAATTGTTACCGACCTCGTTGAATTTATCAACAATGCTTATAGCATTTTCAGCCTCAATGCCAAATGCCTTCATTGTTGAAATAATACTTTCGGATGCTTGGCTAACATCCTCAATGCCATCGCCAACGTTTTTATACACCAATGCCGCGTCAGCTAATTGTGCAGCTTCGTCCAGTGTATAGCCAAGGCGAGCAAAATCAGCAGACGCTGTAACTGTATCAGCAATTGTTGCACCGAGCTTTTTCGCACGAACAGATGCATCATCGAGATATTTAGCATATACGGTGCTCGTTTCATCTGTGACTTTCTTCAGCTCAGTCATCGCTGTATCAATGTCAATAACAGCAGAAACCATCTTCTTTAAGGAAGAATAGAGTTTCATAACAATCTGAGAAACAGTAAGCCATGACGTAAACTTGGCAGCAAGACCACCAACACGCTCGCTCAGTGTCTTAGTATTTTCACCGGCACTCTTAATGGCATTTGATGACTCAGCAAAAGATGTCCGCAAACCAGCAAGCATGCGTTGGAATTCATCAACAGAAATTTCTCCACGCTCAAGCTGACCAAGATATTCTTGCAGGTACACGGTACCCTGCCGAATGTTATTATAGTGTTCGCTGCTCCGTCCGCTTTGCGCAGCAGTCCAATCCTGCTCCGCTTTTTGCATTTGCGTAAGAAGCATAACACCCTGTTTCATAGCGGCGTTTTTCCTGTTTTCAGCCGTTACTGTTGCATCATCCGCAGCCTTTGCTTCACGTTCTGCTTGAACCTTTGCCTGCGCTGCTTCGGCAGTAGCCTCTCGTTCTTCATTGATTCGTTGGATGTTTACAAGGATTGCAGCCGCTTCATCTTCAAGCGCCTTTCGGCGCTCATTGCTACCATCGACACCTTGGAGACGAAGTGTCTCAAACTCAACCTGCCACGCCTTATATCTCTCAAGCAGTGCAGTAACCTGAGCAGCCTCTTCTGCAGTTGCTCCCTTGCTCAAAGACCCAAGACCAGTATCAATGTTCTTGGATTGCTTTTTCATTGCAGCAATCTGAACGTTGAACTCCGCCATCTTTCTGGCGGCTTCATCTGTTACTGTTGCGGTTTCTTTTATCTTACTCTTAACCTCTCCAATACCTTCTGCAGTCAGCGTAATGCTTGTCCCTTTATCAAGGTTGAGAGTATTGATGACGGTGTTTAGCTGGCGTCTAAAATCAGCAATGGCACCGGCACCGATGTTAATCTTTGACAAGTTGACATAAAATTTGCCGTTCTTACTAATTGCATCAAGCTGTTTGCGGATTTGCTCACCGAATGATTTACTATCCAGTTTGGCTTCGAGCTTGATTTTACCCATGATTTCGTTGAGTTCTTTGCGGATAAGAGCTTCGCTGTCACCATCTGCACCGCCACGGGCAACTCCAATTAGTAACCGTACATCTGCGTCCATTGCCATCGTTCATCACCGTCCTTTATGAAGAAAAGGCTTGGCATAAAGCCAAGCCTTTCAAAATTATTGTTCATATATATCTGCCGCAATTACGGCAGTAATATTGTATTCGGAACCATAGTTCCCGTTAAAGTCGCTGATTGCCTGTTGAATAAACTTCAGTGCATCTCGTTCTTTTTTGCTTCGCACCCACGCATAGTTATCGTTGTACAGCGAGTGTCCAATTGCCGCACCAGATGGTGAATGGTTGTCCCACCAACCATACACATAGTTTTGCGCATGGTATCCGTTATTGAAAAGGGCAACGATGTTGTTGATGCCTTCGTACCCCAAATCATTGTCGAGAGAGTCACGATGCAAATCACCCTCAAAGTATAGAGGAATTTCGAAACCTTCTTCAGTCTGAATTATAGTTCCGCTACTACTCATTCCTTCAATGTGCTTCATAACCGAATCCGGTAGGTCATAGCTCTTTGCTGTCATTTGAAGAACTTGGATAAACTTTGCAGCGGCTTCATATATGCGTGTCTCAGGTATAACCGAATCGCCTGCGGCAGTTTTCTTAACACCGTTCCGATTATATTCTTCCAACTTGTTTTGGAGGCGAGATTGCCCTTGTGGGGACTTAATCCATGCGTTCAGTTTGCTCGACAGACTCATCGGCATCACCCTTCATCTGATTCGTATATGCCTTGACAAGACGCTCTTCGCTGAATTGACCATCTGCCATAGCGGATGTCAGCTTCGAGATATCGTCTGGCGTAATGTTGGCAAACATAGCCTCGGTCTTTTTCTGCAGCTCAGTAAACGCAGAAACAACCTCATTCATCTGACGCTCAATAGCAGCAATATTGCTCTCACACAGATAGCTAATCTTTTCAGAGATGGATTCCAGAATATCGTCGAGCTGTTTCTGGTTGATGTGCCGAATCACAACGTCAACTGCATCCGTGTTATAGAGCAAAGAATAGCGGTGCTCTAAATTATCGGGAAGGTTGAAGTTGGCGTAGCGAGTCAAGATGTTGCTCTTTACAACGAACTCCTGCAACTCTGGCATATAACCACCAGTCGTATGAAAGCAGCTTGACACCACATCGTCAACAAATGCCAGCGCCTCCGAGAAAGAGAGTGTGTGCTTAATTTTCACCTCATTACCAAACCACTGTTCTGTTGCAATATCCACTGCTTGTTCTTTGAGCACCTTGTCCAAAGATGCGATTGAAATTTTCTTTTCCGACTTAGCCATTATCGGGTTCCTCCTTTTTGTTCTTGCTGCGCTTTGCTTCTTTGCGCAATTCTTTTACTACTTCGTACTCAAGCCAACCGCCCCACTTTTGAACATAAGTAATCCACTTATAGTCAATGTCTGGGTATATGTACCAAAACAGTTTTCGTTTTAGCTTTGCCACACTATCAGGGCACCCCTTCGTGTCTACTACTTCAATGTGCCCATCGGCATATTCCATATAAAAATCAGCAACATAAATGATTGGCAAGACCGTCTTGCCATTGTGAGTGTACTTCGGTTGCAGCTCATATTTTTTCTGTAACTCAAAATAAGTTACTTCGCCGCTTTCCACTGCGGGACAAAGTACATCCCTGTAGTATTTCATTTCAAGCTGGCTGTCGAATACGATATTGTTGTAAGTTCGTTTTTCTTTATCTTTATCTACGTTAAACTTGCTCCGCTCCATAGCGCCTCCTAACAGAGAAAGGGAGGGCAGATTACTCTACCCTCCCATTTTGCTTATTCGATTTCAGCAGGCGCCTCATCCGACAGAATCTCTTCTGCGACCTGAAGCTCAGAAACAACAGGTTCGGAAACAACAGGCTTTTTATGCTTGTTCTTCTTCCGCGCATCAACAATGCCTCTGGATTCATTTATCTGCTGGAGATAAATACTTCCACACTCGGGAGAACACGCTACCTCTTGCCACCGGAACACGCCTGCGGCTCTATTTGCGCTGCGGCAGGCTTCATACTCCTTACCACAAACGCGACATCTCTTGACCGCAGTTGCCATGTTTACCACCTACTTTCTTTAGGCAACATCCTCAGCGTTGGAACCAAAGATGGTGTAAGTCCACAGAGCGCCGCTGGTGCCGCAAGCACCGGACAGAGACTCAGCCTCAAACGCATGGACAGTCTGGTTGTCGCCCATCTCAAAGCTGAACTCGCCATTGAAGTCAGCCTTGGGGATGTAGAACTGGATGCGGTACACATTCGCACACTTATCCTCGGCAAAGGCATCAATGTACAAAGCGCACTTGCCAGAATAGTGGTCGCTCAGGTTTTCCAGAACGTCAGCCTGAATCTGGCGCATATAGTACACGACAATCTCTGTGTTGTCTGCGATTTCTCCATCATTAAAGGCAAGTGCCTTCGTCTGAGGATTGTAGGTGAAAACACCTTCAGCAACTTCTGCGCCCTGAGTCAAAGTCTTACCGAGAGTACCGTCGCTGTTCTTGACATAAACAGACTCGACTTCATTTCCGGTCGTACCAACGGCTTTGTAAGCAGTAGACGCAGCATTGCCGCTAACGGTGAGATAATCGTGCCACTTAACCGTGGTCTTCTTGTTCTCAAACTCGCTGCCGACCTGCATTTCGAGCAGACCGCCAGAAACCAGACCATTGGTGCCGCTGATGGTGACAGCCTTATTCTTCTTCAGAGAGTTCAGCTTGCGACCCTGCTTACCGGTGATGTCGGTCTTTTCCTGAGTCTGAGCGATAGTTGCATTCTGCAGCTCGTCCAGAGTGAACTTGAATGCACCAGTCACGATGTCAAATGCATTGATAGTCTCAAGGCTGGTGATGGTGATATCATTGATATTCATTTAGACATTCCTCCTATTTGTGAGTTAGCCAATTCAAATCATCTTGGCTTAGGTCTTTCGCGCTGACCGTGCCAGCATAGATGCCGTGCATCTTGTTGTCATAGTCAATTTTCTTGATTACTTGGCGCACGCTCTCATTGAACTGATAGATAGAGAGTTCTCGTGTCCCCTCAAATCCATAGTGGTACTGTTCTGTGTTAACAAGGGCGACAATCAACTCTTCAAGCTGAGAATCGGTTGTTCGCATACCCCTACGACGCAGCTTCTTTCGCATACGCTCAATCATATATTCTCTCGCTTCGCCGTTTGCTGGCTTGCGATTATCCTTTTCAAGGTGGTGGATTTTCCTAAGAGCCACGGCAATCTGCCCATGCAGAGCACGGTCGATTCGTACACCGGTTGCCTTGTTAACCAGAATCACATTTCCGTTTTGCGGATTGATTGCAGGTTGGAATGGCTTTAGGTCAAAGTCTCCAAAAATTAGTGAGGTGTCCTGTTCTTTTAAGGAGTTAAACAAGAGGAGAAAAAGCTCCCACTCGTTAATGGTTGTGAAATCAATCCCGATATCATCAAGCTGTACCATCATATCTATGGGCATAGCAGTGAGCATTGACACCATGCTGTAATAGTTGTCCTCGTTTTCCAATACTTCACCAACAGTCGGAATCATAACCCGAATATAGTCATTTATTGGGTAGTCTTTTTGATACAGTAAATGACGTGTCGGCATTATCCATTTTTCCTGTTGGAGGGAACTGGCTTGCCGGTCGGTAATGTCCGATTGAAGTCTTTTGCTTGGAACGTGAGGACTTTCCCCTGATAATCTGTGATTGGAGCAAAACGTTTCACAGCGTATAAATCCAACTCACCGAGACCGTAGTATCGACTGCCATTAACAGCCTTTGCAATCTCGGAACACAGTTTATCAGTACGAATCCCACCGCCGGTTTCTTTTGGTAATCTGAGCTTGCTCTTGTGGCTAAAGACCCAGATATATAAAACCGGAATCAGAAAAGTCTTATTTACAGACTTTTGGATGTCAACATCGCAGCAGATAAAGGTCTGCCCGTGCTCAATGGTTTCTGGAATGTACTCATATGGAAATACCTGCTTATAAACGAGGTCTTGAACATCGTTGACTGGTTTGCAGTCATCGGCAAGGAGCCGCACGATTTCCTCGTTCGTCAAGAGGTCATTCATCAGTTGGTTCTTATAATCGAAAAACTCTTCCAGTTGCATCAGAACCACACCTTCTTTCCATCAGGTACATCTGGTGTATCGTCACCGGACGGAGTATCTGGCTCGTCCGGTTTCTCTTTCGGGAAATGGTCATAGTAGTTTGCAATATGAAGTTCGATGTTATCGCTATCTTCCGTATTGCACTCCGTAAGAACGAAGTTAAGGACGCCCTCTCCGTTATAGCTTCCACCGAGCTTAAACGGTTTGGTGAGACGATAAGCAAGGACGTTCTTCGAATCATAGTCATCAATCAAAAAGCGATTGTTGCGATTTAACTGAATGGAATACTCGTCCTTAGCAAGTGTTAGTGAAATTCGTGAATCACCGCGCACAACAATAAAATCGTTGTCGCCGTATTCACCGGTCAGATATTTCGTGCCATCCTCAATGACACACCACCGTTCAACGACGGTGTCGTCTTCCGCAATCCAACGAAGCAGATAGTTGCACTGCTTCATTGTGCCCTTCGTGTACAGTTCGTTATTGGCATCTTTCTCGGTAATCAGCCAGTGATTGCCCATCCATTCGACCAGACCGCCGTGCGGCAAATCTTCTCCGGGCATCGTACACAGTGTTTTCAGATTAAGGTTGTCGGAGTTAATGACAGCCATATTGCATACAGTTCCGTTTACGGTCAATTGATGGTACGAAAGGCTTGCAGGGAGCTTCGCGCTTAAAAACGCTCGCTCTCGCTGCAAAACAGAGTCGCGCTTTGTGATGCCGTGAGCATTGATTCTGGAACGGTATGTGTTCCAAGGGTTCATTTTGACACCTCCTGCGGCACGGCATAGCGTGATTTCAATTTATTGCAAATTGAAATTGCACGGAACACCTCACGCTTTACCACCGAAACTTCGCAAGATGGATTATCGATGAGGTATTGCAGGATGGCAATCAAAGACAGGAACAAGGGGTCTTCGTGGATTGCCTCAATGAGCTCCTTACAACCAAGCAACTCCGCCTGAAGACTTCTCATATAGGTATCCAATGAACTTTCTCCGCTTTCCTTGATAGGAAGAATCTTAAAGAAAAGATTGATGAGGGTGCGGAAATAATTATTCAAGACCATAGCGTCCATCGGCACGCCGACCGTGGTCTGAATCATCATAAGTGCAAGTCCGTTAAATCCCCGTGATTGTACGAATACTCCCTCATCATATTCGTAAAATCTTTTCGAGCGGCTGCATATGCGTTGCCGATACGCATGAGCAACTCTGCGGGAGAATAGGTGGTAAAGTCTTTCGTGTTCAAAACACTTTCCAGACTTTCCTGCTTGTATGTATAAGGTTTCATCCACTGAACAAGCATACCTTCAGAAACGATGTCTGCAATCTCATCCAAATCTTCATCGGGGATGTCCACATCAAACTCTCGAATGATGTCATCGCCGGTTGTGGATAGGTCATACTTGCAAATCTTTCGGAAGGACGCAATTGCCCGTTTCATGTAACCGTCAATCAGACCGTTCCTTTCAAAGTCACGCATATTGACAAAGTCATACTCTGTGATTTTCGATAAGAACGCATCCGTGAACACATCATATGGAACGCTCATTTATAATCACGCTCCTTACTTGTCGTGCTCGACCAGCTCAACACCGAGGCATTTCTCCAAAGTAGCAATGGTCTTATTTGAGTCGATGCCGCCACTGGCAATCAACTGCTTTGCACGATATGCGATGGACTTTTTCTGACCGTCAGAAAGTTTGGAAACGGCACGCTCGATTTCAGCGATAGGCTTTTCAAAGAGCTTATCGAAATCGCTGATGGCGATTGCAAACTTGTAGTATTGGCTCATACCGATATAATCAACAATCCACGGCTCGTCGAACATGAACCAGTTGTTGATGAAATACTTCTTGTTTGAATTCCGAGCATTGCGAAGCTCGCCAATCTCCATATCCTGCTCTGCACCAAAGGAATCCCAGACGAATCGTTCGCCTGTCTTTTTGCTTCTGTACACAAGGCGACCTTGGAAACCATTACGGACGGTGATAATCGTATGCGGGTCAATATCCTTCGGGACGAGCGGGCGCTTTTCTGCAGCGCGAGATGTTTCCTGTTTTAACTCAGTCGGTGTAGCAGCCTGCTGACCACCGCGAGTTTTTGCGGTTTCATTTGCCATTGTAAAATCTCCCTTTCATACATAATGCGGGGCTCACGAAGAGCCCCGCGTATTTTGCTTATGGTCTATCAGGCAATCTCATAGCGACCGATACCGGCGTTACCGCCAGCCAGCACAATGCCCATGCCGTACTTCTCGCCATACAGGTACTCCTGAGTCAGGTCACCATTGGACAGCGGGTCGCCCATCACAACAATGGGGTCACCTTCGTACACGCACTTGATGGGCTTGTCATCACCAGCGATGATGGTCAACATATCATCTGCGAGCGTAAACTCGGTAGAACCAATCTTGTGACGCTGCGGAGTCACGACAACCGGAGTGCCGTAGAACTTGCCGTAGTAGCCAAGGTTGTACAGGTCGCTCTTGGAATCCGTACCCTGAATGGACGGAGCCAGATTGCGGACAGCCTTCTTGGTGCCGATAATAGTTGC